CGCAGGGTTCTTCGCTTGCGGTGAGTTGATAGTCAGCCATATCAGAGCCTCGCGTCCAGAGATATGCTACCGTTCCAATAGACACCGCCTATCGCCGTGTTTGTCAGTTCGTGGTCGAAGAAGTCGGGCCCAGCGAAACGATTGATCGAGGCGACGTTAGTAACGATAGGTGTACCTACTACAGCAATGGTAGGCGTTGCGCGCATCAGTGGAGAAAGCGCGTTAGTTGCGTATATTGATGCCCCGACTACGGGCATATACGCCCCCTGTACATACGTGAATTTCCGCCAGTACCGCATACACGTCAGCAATTCCTGATCGTATGGCCGCATGATCAACGGCGAACGCGCGGCGGATGGCGCTTCGATGCCGGGCAGCACAATAAAACCGGCGAGACGAAAAGCGTCCGATGTCGACGCCACGGCATTCACCTGTCCGGGCGCGGCATTGTATGGACCCGCCAGCCAGTTGTTCGCGGATGGCGCGGTACTGGACGCACCCGCCCCCATCGACAAGACGATAACCATTCCGGCTGTGTTGCCGGTGTCCCATGTGCCGAGTGTGTCGCCGGGAATGGTGATGGCATGATATTCGCGGGTATCGGCAACAGCTTGCGTATAGGTGAAAGCATAGGAACGATTTTGGAGACCGTTCATGACAACGCCGCTGTAAAGCCCCGGCCTGTGATGCTGCGTCCAGAACGCTAGCGTGATCGGTTGCGCGGCTGCGGTCCCCCATCCCAACCGCGCGATGCGATAGCCTTCAATTGATTGATAGACTTGTGCGACGTCCCCAGCACCAAGCGATGGCTGCGCCGTCGAGACCGAATTTTGCAGCGAGTAGGAAAGACCGGCCACCATAGAGTATGCAACTTGTGCGACCAAAAAAACCATCGACCCCGCGCGATATGTTTTCCAGCCGTCGCAGACAAAAGCACTAGCGGCAGACGTTCCGGTGCTTCCTAACTCCTGACTGACCTCAAACGACCCGTTGATTTGCATCCCTGAATACGCCATTGCGTCGAACGGAGCCGCGTAAAGCGATTTCCTAGAATTTACAACATTCTCGACGTCGCCCAAATTAGCCGTCTTAGACAGTTTGGATGGGTCGGACGGATGAACATGATCGCCGCGTGAATAAGTGCTAAGGACACCCGGATTGGCAGTGCCATCCACAAATGGGTCAACATTGCTCGGAGTAGCGATAATTGGATTAGGTGTAAATGCCCACTTTTCGCCATCCCAAGTGTAGCCGTTAGCTACGTCGCCATTAGCGGGAGTATTTGGAAAGTCGAAAGCCATTCAATGTAGCCTTGTTGCGGTGAGTTGATAGTCAGCCATGTCAGAGCCTCGCGTCAGCTACCCAGTGCGCCAGCACTTGGTTTTCTGTTCCGGTCAAAACGCCGTATGCTTTTGCTGCGGTGTCACCCACCATGATCGAGACGGCATTTATATCAGATGCCAGTCCTGACTGCCGAATTTTGCCAGAAACCCCGGTAGCGGTAGAATACCAGATCATGGTTGGACTGCTGCGTTTTCTGGTTTTGAAAAAAGCATCCACACTTAACGCGGCTCCCACGGTAGTGCCCACACCGATATAATACGCGCAGCCGTTAGTCGAAATTGTCGAACCGGGCACGTTAGCATAGTCATAGCTTTTTTCGTAATACCGCTGGCACGTCACCAACTCCTGATCGTAGGGCCGCATGATCAACGGCGAGCGCGCAGCGGATGGGGCCTCGATGCCGGGGAGGACGACAACGCCGGTCAGACGGAAGAAATTGGATGTCGATGCAACCGCGTTCACCTGACCCGGCGCGGCAACGTAATTTCCACTAGACCAAGTATTTGCAGCAGGCGCGGTAAACTGCGTTCCACACGCCAGTGAGAAAGTAAGAATTATACCTATGGTGTTGTCTATATTCCACGTCCCATCCGTACATCCGGGAATTGTAACGACGTTATATTGCGGCGCATTGGCGATCTGGTTGTAGGTAGCCACGTAACTGCGACCGCCGCCCGTGGCGCGCAAACTTACGCTGTAAAGCCCGGTAACCGTGTGCCACGTCCAGAACCCAATCGTCAGCGGTTGTGCATTCGCTGTGCCCCATGCCAGCCGGATAATGCGATAGCCTTCAATAACCTGCCCAATGGATATTGTGTCGGGTACGGCCAGCGACCCCAAAGCAGTGCCAACGCCTATGGACAAATTATTTTTAAAGCCGGGGAAGAACGTCGAAACACCTTGTGATGCATTAACAACAGCCGCCGAATTGTTGCCCAGCGACCAGCCGTCAGCAGGATATTTTCCGCTCACGTTTGTTCCAGTCGTCCCCAACTCCTGACTGACCTCCATCGACCCGTTGATCTGCATTCCTGAATACGCCAGCGCATCGAACGGCGCAGCGTAGACGTTCTGCCGCGCCGTTACAACGTTAGTAACATCACTTAGATTGGAGGATTTAGATAATTTAGTAGCATCTTGGGTATCCACGTACGAAGTAGATGCTCTAGACGTGTCGCTTGGATGAACGTGGTCGCCCCGCGCGTAATACGTGGATGTTCCCGCAGCGCCGGTTCCGTCCATAACAGGAACAGCATTGTTTGGGAATACCGTAAATCCACCACCCGCGACGAACACCCACTGCTTAGAAGTGCCATCGTCATATAATATGTACATGCTGCCAGTGTCGGATTCGTACCACAACGAACCAACAGGAGTGGTTACGATAGGAGGAGGAGTATCGGATATTAAAATAGTTCCACCCCCTCCGCCGCTACCTGGAGGAGGAATGGCAAATATGGCTGCGTCTACCAAATCCCAGTTATGGTTGGTCTTGTCGCCCCAAGTATCGTCGGAAGCTCCAACTTCTGGCTTGATTAAACCCAAATAAGGAGTTACTTCGTCAGACATACATTGCCCTACGGATATGTTGGCTTGGTAACGGGAATCCATATTTCAGTGGCGGAAGCTGAAATAGGAATCCACGGATCAATTGGTGGAAATGATGAAATCGGGACCCAAACTTCAGCGGAGGGCTCCGGCGGAATTGGTCGCCACGTAGGAGCTTTGTCGTAACTGTATCGACCATAAGCAAGCTTACCATATTTGCGTCCCATCCGTCACCCAAATGTTTTCCGCCTTACCTGCATCAACACTGAGCCACTCGCCATGTCCACCTTGTGTTGCGCGTTCATGGCGTTCACCATCCGCATAACTTCTTGATCCCACACTTGACCCCGTTGATCTTCAATGGCGTACAGCGAAGCCATGTGTAATATTTTTAATGTGTAAACAGTGGGGTGGTAATAATTAGCCCAATTATTAACATCATCAGTAAGCGGCGGGATGTTTTGGTAATAAGTAAGTTCGGTATCTATACCTGATGTAGCGCCGCCAAGTATCAGATAATTACCGAGGATAGTATAACGGTTATACTGATTGTCGAGTGCCACGCCATAACCATTAGGGTATTGAGGGTCATCAGGAAATTCAGAATTATAAAATGCGTCGGGAGTCTGGTAACGACACACGCCGTTGGTATCGAGGCGGCGGACCAACCGAATTTCCTGCCAGTCCAACGGGAGAGGAACACGATCCGATAGGATACTAAGAGTGTCGATCTGGATCATGTGCTTAACGCGAAGACCCACCGACAAATATTCTTCAGCCATCCGAATCCAACCAGTCACAACCGCGTCGGAATACACATCCTCGCCGATTGCAAACCAGTTGCGAATTTCGTCGCATTTGTCGGATAGGTATGAAGTCATTTGCCCACTCTACCCTGCCAGACGCGGAATGCCCTATTATCTGGATCGTCGAGCCACTTGGCCCAATCCTTACTGTCCCAGCCTTCGAGGATTGATTTCTCGTAGACCGATACGGGCACCCCTCTAGCCACCACTTTATTGGTGCTTCGTCTAGGGTGGAGTTCAGCTAGTATCTTATTATTTTCTATAGCTTGCGTCAGGTCCTGTTCGGTGTAGACGTGGACCGTTTCAGGCTCATTGTCTTCCCAAACCATAGTACGCTTGACAGCGCCGTCATCTTGATATATAACTTTTCGTTCGGTCATGGTAGCACAGCCTCAGTTCCGTGTCAAGTATATACCTGAACGTTATGGCCCGATTTGAATCACACCGGTCGAGGGGTCATAATCAACCGTAAAAGATTGACCTGCTGTAAGCGTCACTGCCGAGCCATTGTCCCACCATCCAATCAATGGATCAGCGGGAGATGTCGGTGTGTCGTTGTACAACACCGCGTATTGGAATGGTCCAAAACCGCCGCCAGTTGCTGTCCATGTTGCGTCGGGCAACACCAACTTGTAGACTCCGCCTGTTTGTGCCGACGACGTTGGTGGTGATACGGTAAAACCTCCCGCCGTATAACCACCAGTTGTCGTTATTGTTTCCGACAGATCGGCCTTGACAGCCATGGTCGATCCATTAGGCACGGTGCTGGTAAGATACACCTTGAGTGTATTAGACTGTAGGTTATGCACACCTTCGGCGACATGCTCTACAAACGAGTTAAATTTCTGGAATGTTGCAACTGGCATGGTGTCCTCCTAGTTGGGTTAATACGCCACAACGGCGTTCCATTGTGGTGATGTCGGGTTTTGGTAGATATCATCCAGCATAGTCCAAGCACCGCCCAACGGGTACGGCCCGGTCATCAGGAAGTTCGACGGAAACTCTCCGGTCATTCCGGCGGGGTACGGAAACGCGCCAAGTCCCCTGAAGTTGTCGAACATCTGCGTGGCGTAGCCTTGCACGGACGCCGCCTGCTTAGCGCGAGATTTCAGCACTATCTGCGGGAAGGGACTGTCGAGGAAGTCATTCGACATGCCGCCTTCGTAGGCCGTGATTTTCGTAATGCCGAAATTGGTATTGGCCCACGTTCCCCATATCTGCCACTTCCGGAAATCCCCTGACAGACTAAAGGACAGCCCGACAGAGAAGTTTGCTCTCTGAGGTGATACAGCGCTAGCAAGCGTGAAGACCGGATAAGTGCCGCTGGCGATTTCAGGCCCCGTTGGATACGCCACCGTGCCACCGTAAATCTGAAGACCCACTCCCACCGTGTTGCCCGAGATGATACTGTTGACCGTAAAGGTCGTGCCATTTGACGCGACGGTCGCATCCACAACCGTATCGATCACACTGTCCGCCAACGCATCCGCAGCAGAAAGCCCCGAGGTTTTCGCGGCGATAAGTGTCTGTGCATAAGGAATATTCAAAGACAAATTACTGAGTGTCCAACCCGCCCCGTCCGAACCGCTAACAGTCGTAGCTGTGCCAAAAC